TGAAGATTTTTTACCAGCGGGTTTTTTACCTGAAGATTTTTTACCAGCGGGTTTTTTCTCTTCCTTGAGTATCTTCCCATCTCTCATATTCTTATATGTTTCGTATTTGTTTCCAATTACTTTGTTACAAGTAAAACATCTCACTGGAAACATTGCAACCATTATAATATCTCTTTTATACATTTAATTAACATTAATTAAATGCAAATAATTCAGTTTTCCTCGTAGCAGTCACCGTTAAGCACTGGGAAGTTCCACTTTTTAGCGAGTTCATAATCTTCTTGTTCTAGGGGAACCACTGTTGGCTCTCCTTCTCTGTTTTCTTTTATTTTTCCCACAACACCTTCTTGTTTAGAGATCATAACAAAATTTGTCTCTACGTGCCAAAAATAATCTTTGAGTGTTGGATGTTTTTTCAACACTATCCGGGATTTTTTTGTTTTCTTTTGGCTTTTCTTTGTTGACAATATACTTTTAATATCTTCAGCTTCTACTTCGTGACCAGCTTCATTTAAAAGTCTTGTTATGAGTTCGTATTTTTTACCTACGGATTCCAGGTCTTTTGATTTGCACATACTTCGCAGTTCGCCAACTTTATTTTTTTTAAGTTTAGCTAACATATTCTCTACTGTATCCCCTCCTGGGTTTAATGTATCATTTTGCCACAGCATTTTTAATTCTGCGGGGGTTATTTGTTGACCATCTTTACTTTTTACATCGCATTCTTTACATATTCTTTCTATAAAACTAAATATCAAGGTATCAAAAGAGTTTTGAAAAGACATATTTATGATTTTTAATATATTTTTCAAAAAATTCAGTTTCGAAACAAGCAGTGTCGAAACTACCCCCTGTGGGACTTGAACCCACAACCCCTCGATTAGAAGTCGAGTGCGCTGTCCAATTACGCCAAGGGAGTGTTACTACTAATTACAGTTATCTTTTAAAATAGATTTTTACAGATTTTTTGTAAAAATCTTAAACCTGAATACTAGGAACCCAGTGGGTGGTTCTTTTGTCTTCTGTTTTTTCTGTTATAACTTTGTTGCCCTTAGGGTCGACCTTTTTCATGTAAACTTTCAAAGAAAATTGATATGTTCCCTCTTCCCCGCCAGGAGCTGCGTAATCTCTGATACTTACTCCCTGAGATGCTAAACTTTTCAAAGGTATCTTTTTACAATACTTGATCAAAGTTTCGATATTTTCTTGGTTCAAATCTTTAAGTTTTCTGTGAGGAGAGAGCTTTGACGCATATAGTATCTCACACTTCAAATAATTTCCGATTCCTGAAATTTTTGATTGATTCATTAACAGTTTAGCTAAACTCCAATTCTTGTATTTGTTACATAAAGTTTGAAACATTTCAGAGGTTATATCACGCCTTCCTCTCGCTGTAAGAACATCGGGACCTATTTTTTTAAGCTTTTTACTCAAATCATGTGAGTTTACAAACTTAAGAGTCCCAAAATGCCGCTGATCTTTGAAATAAATACGATGTTGTGTTTCTTCTTTAGCGTATACAAAAGAAACATCACAATGTTTTGATTTAGTTTTTCTCCAAGTTCCGCTCATCCCCAAAGTGTTTAGTAAATACCATCCGTTAGAAAACTCCCAGTATAATAATTTACCTTTGACATGAACAGCCACGATTTTAACATCTGCCGTGTCTTGTGTTATCGAAGAATACATAAAATCCCATCCATCTGGCACCCCATGTGTTTTATATCTACCTCCATGAATTTGTATATTCTTAAGTGTCGCGCCACTTAATATTCGATTTAAATAAGTACCTATGACTTTAACTTCTGGTCCTTCTGGCATTTTACACAATTAAAAACAGTTAAAATTAATCAGTTGTAAATAAAAATGTCCAATTTGGTTAGAAGCAATGTCAATATAATAAGAGATCAAATCGAAGCAAAAGTTTCATATAGTCCTTTTTTGGCTTCACAAAATGCTGTACCTTTAACAGTAACTGATCAGGATACTTTTCCTTATCCTAGACATTACAGAGGTATTTATCAAGTAAGCGAACCAGTTGTATTTGAAAGAGAAGCTGGATGGAGACAACGTCATGATTCATGCTATATTCCGGAAAGAGTTTACGAGCCAAGTAACCCTCAGTATTGTTGGCAAGTTCCTTGTAGCACAGTATTCCCATGTAGAAAAACGTATTCCCCCGAAGCTTTAGCCGTAGCACAAGCTTATAGTTGTGTTAATATTTCACGATAATAAATTTTTGACAGTTTCATATGTCCAAAAATTTACTGCATTAACAAGAAAAGCGCGAGTAGCGCATATGGGATATCCTTTCCAAATATTTCCTTGCTTGACAGCTGATAAAATACTAATGTTTTGAGCCAGTTGTCGATTCTTAACAACTTCTATTGGATATGTTAATGTCCAATTTGTTAAACCAGCAAAACCCCCTGCAATAAGAGGATGATATTCTTTACTTCGAAGATAATTGTAAGACCCAAAATATGAAGACATAGCCACAACTTCTCTGGAAAGCATGCTTATTCTGCCTTTATTTTCCAAAAGACCTTTTGCTGTCACAGGTTGAAGAGTTTGTTGTTTGATTTTACCAAATTCAAAACAAAACATAAAGGGGGCGACACAACACCCCGCTAAAGCTCCTGATATAATTGTACTATTTGTGTGTTCAACAGTTCTTTCAACAATTGGAAACACTGACATGTTAAACAACACAGAGGAAGTTAATGGATATCTCCATCCTCGGTAATATTGCAGGGGTTTTAGACCCCACCAGGGTTTTTTGTTTTGTATTAATGTTAATGTGGTATCGAAAGGATGCCCTATCGCAATTTGAGCTACACCTACGCAACCAGATGCGATGAAATCTGTCATTTATTTTTACAATTCAAAGTTTAGATTTTATGAAATAATTTTATAAAATCTTTCAAGAGCTTTGTTTATGCAGTCGGGACTATATTGTAGTGAACTCTGATTGTAAAGTCTCTGCCTTGATTTTGTATCAAAGGTTGATCCACATATAAAGTAACTGGTTGATTGACCGGGGAAAAATCAAAACCTCTTATTTGGGCCGCTGGTGGGGCAGGAGGAATTGATGGAAATGGATAAGTACCCACTTGTAATTTAAGCTCTCCGACGGAATCCAGCGCGCCGGGGACGGAACGCCTGGCGGAAAGTTGAAAATTATTAACTACTTCAATGTCGGCTATTAATGGTATTCCCTCCCCATCCATAGAAAGCTTCGAAAATTCTAATGGATTGACGAAGTTAACGTCGCTATTTAAAACCCCTCCTCCAATGTTTGTATTGTCTTCAAACGTGGGTCCGACAACTTGTTGACCACCGATTTGATCTTGGTTATCTGTTTTGGTTGGATATCTGTTTGATAATTGAAAAATTAAATTAGGAGCCTGGATTCCCGGCCCCGTAAGTTCTGGTTCATAAGAAGCGCTCGTATCAGGATCATTAGGCACTATTATTTCAATTATTTGAGGCGCAATTAGTTTATTAGGCCCGGGAGCTGGAACTAAAGTAATTAACCCTTCGTTTGGATTTGGTTGACCCAGCGCAGAAACAGTAACTGTACTTGGATAACCAAATGTAGGAGTGGCGGTTGCGATGACTGGAGCGGTGTTAAACAACTCGTCACGGTTAATGGTAACTTCTGAAACTAAATACGGATTTGTAGTAGCGTTAGTAACCAAAGAAGAAGCGAGAGAATTTATCCTTTCATCTACACATGGAAGCAAGCAATTATTAGATACCGCGAGAGTGGATAACGTATCATCTTGGGTTACTCGTCTGTTGCTCGAATTATCTCGAGAATTTTGAGATACAATTTGACTCATTTATTTGTAGAACTTTTTTATGCTAAAATATACAATATTGTCAGTACGACAGCTATCACAAAAGATACGATTCCGCTATATAAAGATAATAAGGATGCCTGCACCTCTTGATTTTCGTCTAAAATAAAAGATGGCCTGCTGTAATACAAAATTAAGGTAGCCGCACCGGTTAATATAAGCCAAATTGTCATATATATTAATAATTTTCGATACCCAGGACCTTCTCGTGCTCTAATTGTCTTTCCTATACCAACTCCTTTTTGCAAGCACATAGGTGCATTGCCTATATAGTCATATGGTGCGTCTCCGGGTCGTAAAGCCGCGTTAGCTTCATCTAAAGTTCTATGTTTATCACCACAGTATATTTTTCTATTGTCTATGGGATTGTATCCTTCGGCATACTGACTATCATAAGGTAGATTTCTTCCCCTGCCAATACCTGTTCTAAGACATTGATACCGTGATCCTCTAAGTTTTCCTGGTTCTGCTAATCGATTGTTACCACAATAATATCTTGATGTAGTTGTACCCATTTATTAAAATAATTTAAGATCTATCTTCTTTTCACAAATGACAGACTACGGTACAATTTTAAATCCAAACTTGGCGCCAGAAAAATTAGCTATATATAATCTTTTCAACTCTTATTTTTCAGATCCGATATTAACTAAAATTAAGAACGAGAACGGTGGTTCTATGTATGCTGCTAAACAAAATCTGTTGATGAGAGACTACAGACATTTGATAGTTATTACACATGAAGACAACCAATTAGTGGGATCTACTTTTAATTTAAGTCAACTCGACTGGGTATATTTACAAACCAGATCTTTTGATCAAGAATTAGAATGTGGGTCTTTCACCTATACTTCTTCGGGGAAATCTCCTTATGATTCTCGACTAACACTAGTGGAAAAAAATGATAGAATGGCTAGATATAGTTCAAAAGATTATCCGCAATTGACCATGTGTCTTTTGAGTAAAGATAAAGATAATTTCGGGTCTTTTCCACAGCTTGGCACTATTGCCGGAGCTTTGGAGACATTTAGAACTATTTTTAAAATTGAAATCTAAAACATAAGTTATTGAGACAAATATGGTACTATCTATCGAAAAAGTATTGAATGGGAAATACTCGCCTGCTGCGAGACCCTATTCACAATTAGAACTCAATGATATCAGAGCAAAAAATTTACGCAGATTAACCGTGGGCAACAAAATGGCTTGTCACGATTGCGGTCACATTTACTTTGCAAAAGAAAATGGTAAAAAAGAAGAAAAGATTAAGAACGGTGATTCCGATATAGGGCAGTGTTCAGTTTGTTGGAAACTAAAGAAAACTCCTGCTCATTTACGCGAAAGAGCTCAAGAGCTCGTCGATGAATATTTATACCACTTTAGCGAAAAACCAAGCAAGTGGACTCATTATTTAGTTCATGTAGAACAGCAGTATTATAAGTGGCTGTACTTAAATTTTCCCGAGTGTCAATGTAACGATAAAAGACCAAGAGTCTCGTGGCAAGACGGGGAAAGACGCCCTAGGAATAATCGAAACAAAAGAGAAACACAAGTTGCGTCTAGCAATAATAACAATTTGGAAATGTTAAACGAAAGTTTCCCAGCACTTCAATAATTTTAATGCTCAATTAAGCTTTAAAATTTAAACAAACTAAATTTCATTTTGTTGCTTTTTGCAACAACAACACTTAATACCCCTAAAGAAGATACGCATAATAGTGTTATCCAATATGCTACATCAATTTCAGTTACTGTATCTTTTTCTTTGTCCCAATCACCCAGCGCTACTTTTGTAACCAGCATTGCAATGATGATTGATACCCATGTAAAAGGTTGTAATAGTTGCATGCATACCGATATAGTCAAACAAAAAACTATTGTTATGATTATGTGAAAAGAACTTTCCCAAGTACCCGAAGTCATTTTAATTTTACAAAGTAAAATGTAAATTTATGGTACACGTGCCCATATAAAAATATTTGTGTTAATAGGAGGAGATTCATCCCCATAATCTAATGGAAGCGGAAAAGTATAAGGTTGAGTTGCCATACTACCAACTCCTTTTACTGAAATTTTAGGGCCTAAACTGTAATACTTATTTGCGTCTGATAAAGTTGGGCATTGTTGACCACTGCATCCTTGAAGAGTTGTGCAATCTTGACAGTTAACATTGCAATTTCCATGGGATTTTCCACCCGCGCATTTAGGCACCTGGTTTCGCCAGCTTCGGAGAGCAAAATTTTTGGCATCTTGTTTCGTGAAACACTTTCTACCTCCGCAACCTGTTTGAATATTAAACCATGTATTCATTTATCTTTTGCAAATAAAATTTAACCGAAAAACTTAATAATAAGTAGTAATGATATCAACGATCCTAAGATCTAACAATAAATATAACAAAGATATTCCCTGTTTTTTAGTTTACGAGACAAATAATTTGCAATATGGTAAAATAAAATTGGAGGTTTGTGTTCGTAAAATTCTTTTACGTAGAGCGTTTAATAAAATAAAACAATTAGAATGGTGTATTTGCGAATCTGAAGCTTACGATAATAAATCAGAAGGACTTTTAGAAAAAATTAAGAAAAAAGTGTATAATTTTGTTTATTATCTAAGGCAATGATTGTTCTTTTAAAATGCAAAAAGTTCATTTTGAAGAAGCTAGATCCAGACCAGAATTCGCGGCGGCTGACGAATTTCTTAAAAACAAAATACATACTATAGCCAAATCATGGGAAAATAAAGGCAACACACAACAAGAAAAATTAGTTGCGCATGGAACAATGGTTGCTCAAATTATGGCATTGTGCCTAGATGTCTTGACTTTGTATACAGAATCCGACGTAAAAAGTTTAGGTGGAAAAGGGGGTGTTTACAAATTAAACAAATATTTAGCCCTCCGACAGTTGTGTGAAAAACAATTACTAGGTATTAAAAGTGGAAGTTGGGGTCTCAAACAAGATTTCGTCGAAGGAGATGAATTTCTCTCAACTGTGAAGTTAAGTCAAAATAAATTTCTAACCAAACAAGAATTGACAGAATTTATTAATTATGTGGAAATTCAAGCCACTGAGAACTCGTCGGAAGGGTCAGAAAATTAAACTACAAAAGTAGCTTTAAAGATTAACTAACAAATACAAATGTCTAATAGTTTAGAAGTGATGCAACGACTTGATCCGTCGTATTCTTCCAAAGTTGATCAAAGAACTTTACCCCCACGTGCAAGATGGGAAATTATGGCAGGTGGCGAACTAATGGTTCAAATAATAGAACCTAATGACGGTTGGTTAAATGTTTTGGACGATACACGAAGAGGAAGAAGATGTGCTAGGTTTCGAGAAAAGAAACAGCAAGAACATTTGAGTTTGTAAATTAATACAATGTGTATTAATTTTTATCATTCTGCTCACAAAGATTACCTTCGGCGTCCACCTCCCATACGACCTCCTCCCATGCGTCCACCTCCCATACGACCTCCTCCCATGCGTCCACCACCCATACGACCCATACGTCCTCCTAAAGTACCCCCGATGCCTCTTCTAGGCCCAGGAACTGCTCCTCGACCACCCGCCGGGCGGGGTGCTGGTACTGGTGGTACTGGTCCTCTCCCACCCGCCGGACGGGGTACTGGCGCTGGTGGTACTGGGGCTGGTGGTACTGGGGCTGGTGGTGCTGGTACTGGTGGTACTGGTCCTCTGCCTCCTCCTCTACCTCTGCCGCCTCCTCCTCTACCTCTGCCACCTCCTCCTCTACCTCTACCACCTCTACCCGCTGGACCTGGTGCTGGTGGTGCTGGGGCTGGTGGTACTGGTCCTCTACCACCTCCTCTACCACCTCCTCTGCCACGTCCTCGACCTCTGCCACGTCCTCGACCCCCTCTGTGATGATGGTGATGATGTCTACGGTTTCTACGCCATCTTCTGTAAGGCCAATAATTTCTATCACAATAATAGGAAGGTAACCATGGGGGACAATAGACCGTATAGTAATTCCACCATCCCCAATCCCAACCAGGATACCATCCCGTTAAATCTTCAACTTTATATACGTTTTTGTTAATACATTTATTGTAACCATCTGCTAAATCCATTTGACACTGTTCTTTACTAGCATAACTATTTGCTTCTGTTGCATAGTGATCTGTTCCGCTAACCCCTGGATCTAAATGAGGTATTATCTGTACATAACTACCGTCTGGAAGACGCTGATTTGTTTTGATAGCGGGCAAACAAAGTGTTGTTACTTGTCCATTATCTAAATTAACATTAACACAATAATGGCGATTACCTGAAGTTTTACTTTTGACTTCTTCAGCAGCTGCCATTTGAGATTCGTATTTATCGTTTAATTGATCGTTGCAACTATCTCTTGAATTTCCCACGGAAAAGAATTGGTATTCACACACTCCTGAATCGTCGGAATATCCGTATAACCCAATTACATTTCCTAAAAACCACCAAATTAAAGCCATGACGGCAACAATTCCCAAAACTATTAAAATTACACTACTTGTATGCATCTTTATTCTCTCAAAAAGAATTTAAAAAACACTCATTATTCTTAAATGGCAGATTCATTAAAAAGTTTACCCGTGGATGACAATGCTCCAACAGCCAATGAAGTACATTTGGTTGAATACCTGTTTGAAAAAGATAAGCAGGGGAATTCTTTTCTAGGAAACATACTAGGAGGGTTCAAAGAAGCTTTACTGGGAGCTATATTATTTGTAGTTCTTTCTTTGCCCTTGCTTGATGGTATAATTAATTCATGTATTCCGGCTTCTGGTAATTCAGTGGTGATGGTAATCATTAAAACAATTTTGTTTGTTGTTTTATTCGCTCTTATACAAAACCTAGCTCTTGTTCAGAATTAAATTCGCTAGGTTCTACATGTCTGTAAGGATTTCTGGATATGCGTCTATCGTTATCGCAACATACCCAGCATTTGTATAATTTACGTATGCAATCGTGGTTGCAATACATAGATATTCTGGGGCACCAACCTTCTAATAAACCCGTTAAAGCTACTGATGAACAAAAATGACAACAATATATTAGATAAATTCCGCAACAAAACTCAAATATAACAAACATAGTTTATTCGATCTAAAAGATTTTTCTTTCAAGTAAAGATGGACTTATCAGATCCCCTGTATAAAGCTACGCAACATTATGATACATTAAATCAACAGGTAAACAAAGTTTCGAAAGGGTACCGTAAAAATTCTTTAGATATTTCTCAATCTATAAAAACTTGGATTAAAAAACTTTACATTTCTATTCCATTTGTTTTTTTGTGCGTGTTGATTTTACTTTGGTTATTAGACTTTGGTATAATTAAAAATAGTGAAAACGAAACATCGGTCACAAAGTTGTTTATTTGGTCGATAGTTTTAACAATTATTATTTGGACTCCTTTGTATTTTTTTGTTATAAGAAAACTAAATTAGTCATTATTTCGTTGAAATAATGAAAAACTACATTTACATTGCTAAGAAACAGCTGTCGGGCATTTTCTTACGATATTTTTTGGCAATAGCATCATAACCTTTCGACGTTCTGGGATTCTTACTACAATTCATCTTTTTGAGATGAGCTTTGGCTTTTCTCATAACTTTTCTTGCCAGAGCTTTAGAAGCATCATTAACCCTTGGAGTGTTAGCAACCAATCTAGCTCTTCCTAGAGCTGCCATTAATCCTTGACACGTTAACTTGTTATTAGCACCACAGGCTGGATAGCTGCGACGCTTATTTAGTGCTTTTTTTTTGCCTTTTTGCCCTTGGACTTCTTGGCTGGCTTTTTCTTGGCACTCTTCTTCTTGGGTTTCTTGCTCTTCTTCTTGCTCTTCTTGGCGCTCTTCTTCTTGCTCTTCTTGGGTTTCTTGCTCTTCTTCTTACTTTTCTTGGCGCTCTTCTTCTTGCTCTTCTTGGCGCTCTTTTTCTTAGGCTTGCGGCTCTTCTTCTTGCTCTTCTTCATGCGTTTTGCGCAGTTCTTGAGCTGCTTATCAAGAGCCTTGTGGCTCTTCTTTACTCTTTTACCACCCCGTTTGACACTAAGCTTAAGCTTGCACTTCCTGGCCATCTTTTTCATGGCTTTGGTGATTTGCTTCGGCTTGCGGCTCTTTTTCTTCGAGCTCTTTTTAACCTTGCGGCTCTTCTTCTTCGAAGGCTTGCGACTCTTCTTCTTGCTCTTCTTCATGCTCTTCTTCATGCGTTTTGCACAGTCCTTAAGCTGTTTAGCAAGAACCTTATGACTCTTTTTCACTCTTTTGCCACTCCGTTTGACACTAAGCTTAAGCTTGCACTTCCTGGCCATCTTTTTCATTTTCTTGGCGCTCTTTTTCTTAGGCTTGCGGCTAGCTTTTTTGGACTTCTTGGCGTATGCACGACGAGCTGTCTTGCGTAAGTCACCTTTGCGGCCACCCATCTTGGTTTTCTTGCAGAAACGAAGACGTCCGCTGGCCAATTTAACAGGAGTTTTAAGATATCCATGTTTACAGTGATGTTTCTTGGAACTTTTGTGACGGCGAAGACGAGCCATCAATGATAATTTGCGCTTGCGCGACGGTTTTTTAGATTTAACACGTTTAGGCATTTTTATTGATCTAAAAAGATAATAAAAATTTTTTTTTAATTTCGATTCTTCTTTTTCTTCTTTTTCTTCTTTTTTGGCTGTTCCTTTCCTACCGCTTCATGTCCATCATTCAGAGATAAATGGTTTAAAGACGTGGATGCCCTCGATTCTTCGTTAAACGGTAAAGGGATTAAATCCTCGTCATCTTCGTGTTCACTTTCTGAAGTTTCTTCGGAACTAGATTGCAAATCTTCTGAATCGATATCTTCATCGCTAACATAATCTACAATTTGACCAAGAGCTAATTTTGTATTAATTCTTTCTATTCTTTTTTCATTCGAATCTTTCTTTTTCAAACCAAGATTAATCGTTTTGAGCTTTCCATCAAATTTACGGTGAAACATAACACTGTTTATCTCAAGTTTGCTCATTTCTTTTGCAGTTTTTTCGGACACCAAATGCTCTAGTTCGATATCAAAAGTACTTAAATCATCAATAATATACATTTCGATTTCGTCTATCTGCTGTTTAAGATATTGTAAATTTTTCTCATTACCATTGTATTTAACAAAATAATACCAACTTTCACATTCTTCGCCACTTGTTTCCATAATTGTAGCGTATTTTACTTCTTTTGATTCAGGTGCTGAATCATTAGGGGTTTCTGAAACTATAGAAGTCATTTTTTGTATGAAAAGAACCATTTAAGTCTTTTTTTGTTATTCGTCGTCTCCGGACACTTCTTCATCGCTGCTTATCTCCCCGTCACTCCCAGCTTCTTCTATGTCTTCCTCGTTACTTTCTTCGTCACCTTCGCCGTCTTTATCATTATCTGTATCATCCTGATCTTCTTCATTGGAATCATCTTCCTCTTCCTCTCCCGATTCCTCTCCGCCGTCTCCCGATTCCTCTTCTTCATCTTCTCCCGATTCCTCTTCTTCATCTTCTCCTGATTCATCTTCCTCTCCGTCTCCTGATTCCTCTTCTTCCTCTCCATCTTCTGTTGCCTCTTCCTCATCTTCTCCTGATTCCTCTTCCTCTCCGTCTCCTGATTCCTCTT